TATCAATCTTTTCTTCTTTAGTTTTGCCCTTAAATTGAGGAGCATCACTCTTCAAGAAATCATCAATAGCTATTTTGATTGCTTCTTCTTCCGTTCCTTTAGTAAGGTCTAAAACTTCAGAAACATTCTCTTCTTTTAAAGATGTTCCAAGTCTCAATTCACTTACTCTAGCGTCTACTGTTTTACCAGTTCTGTTTAATTTAACTGAGTATGTTTGAGCGCCTTTTTGATTTTGAACTATGCCCACAAATTCTTCTTGTGTTTTATGGCTTTTATAAACAACTTTGTCACCAGATTTAAAATTTTCTGCTATTTCATTTTTAGCTTTTACTAGATCATCAACTTTATTGAAGAGTTCTTTCTTTTCTTCTGGAGTTAGCTCATCTAAAGATTTCCCCATCTTTTCAAGCTCAGATTTTACAACATCTTGAGCAGTCATCTCTTCATTGACAGATTCATTGTATGCAGGTTTAATAGCTAGATAGCCTTGCTTACTCTTAGGAACTTTAAGTTTCTGTATTGCAAACATTTTAGCAGTGTACAAGTCTTTAGCATCTCTATCTTTAACTATTTCTAATTTCTTACCTTGATAAGAAGCAATCCATCCAGCAACTTCTTCCCCTAGATCTTTCTTCATCTCGCCATCGTCTGTATACAAAATATCATCGCCTGGCATATGACTCTCATAAAAATTTTGAGAGTTATATGTTTCACTAAGCTGAACTTGAATCCAAGCATGTAAAGCACGCCTATCACTCTCACAAAGCTGAAGTTCTCTTTTAACTCCAAACCTCTCAAGTCCCATGCGAGTATATTTTTCCAATAGAGAATAATACTCTTCTTTGCTTACATCCATAACATCTTTGGATGCATCAATAAGAGATGATGGAAGCGATTTAAATGACATTGTTCTTTACCCCTGCTTTTTGTTATAATTAGAGAAAGTTATCAATTTTCTTGCTGAAACAACTTCAAAAAAAGTTTTTTCTTTATTATTGTTTAGTTTATTTATATCAAAAGAAATGTCTGACCAGACTGGCCTATAATGCATCGTATTTTCAGATGGAACTAGAAATATCTGACCAGTAGTTCTCATAGCCCGTCTTACAATATCAATTCTCATTGGATTCATTTGAGGATCATCATTATCAGTAGATGACAATGCACTAATAACATCTTCAAAAGTTTGTGCATCCGATAGAGAATCTTTCACTGTTTTCATTCTTATTTCTGAGCTTTCTCTAGATTTTACTTGAGACTCAATTTCTGCACTATATCCAGTCCAAGGAAGCAATATGCCATGATTAGTTCTAACTAATACTTCATCTTTAGATACTTCTTTAATCTCATAGACAAACTCATCATCTTTAGTATATGCGCCTTCTAAGATGAAACAGCGATTTCTATCAGCAATTACAGTGTTTCCAGATATTTGAAGTTCAATCAGCTTTTTGGTCGCATCAACAGCGGTTTTCTCAAACATCGCAGTTCTAATTCTTTTTCCATCTGGAGCGTAGTATATTCTACTAGCTATTTTTGCTTTTTTAGATGATTTGTTAGAATCCTTTACAGCTTTCGCACCTTCTTCTTCATCTTTCTTTACAGCCACGCTTGCACTTATTATAGCAACGCCATACTCATTTATGCCTTCAGTATATTTTGTTCTTTCATCCCAAATATAGAGTCGCTCCATATCATTTCTGAAAGACTTTCTAATTCTTATTAATGGCTTATAATTCCTATCTCGATTTTTCGCTAAAATCCATCCAGTGCTTGGTAACCATTTTGCCGAAACAACGCACATATATTTTTCCTATAAAAAGCGCACTATGTTTGCTTTTTCTTAACATAGTCGGTAGAGTAAAATCCATTTCCCTTAAATTGAGGAGCTGCCGTATTTGAAATCATTTTTTCAACTGGCTTCTTACAATTAGGACACTCTTCTAGAGGCTTATCAGAAAGTTTCTGAAGAACCTCTATCAGACCACACACTTCACAAAAATATTCATACAATGGCATAACGTAGTATTCAAAGATGTATTTATTGATTTTTCATTTTTTGAAGTTCTTCTTCTGGAAGTTTAGCTATTAGAGAATTCGCAACAACAGCTATAGTATCAAGCATTTGTGACCAAGTTGAAGCCATAGAACCAGGAACTCTATCGAATTCTCTCAAATACTCATGAACCCTTCGCAAGGCTCCAATTTCTTGCTCAACAGTTAGAGGCTCAAGCTCTACAACATCGTTTTCGACCGCTTCAACTTTCTCTTCCACTTTTGCTTTTTTATTTTTTTTCATTATATTTTCACCTTTTAAGTTATTGACCAGGAGTATCCTTCTTATAAGCAGTAACTAATTCTATAGTTCCATCTTCAAGATACTCATATATATAGTCATCATTTTCTCCAAAATCTATCACACTTTCATTTCTAGCTTTTTTAGCTTTCTTCGTTTCATAGTCACGAAGTCTAGCAACTTGAAGTTCGTCGAAGTGTCTATCTTTTATAGCTTCAATTTCTCTAGCTTGTCGCTCTTTTGTTCTTTGCACTTCATCTTCTTCATTTATAGACTTATAAGTTGTCTTAGGAAACGATTTAGCATATTCTACTATACCTAACATAGGGTAGTCAACAAAATAGCAGGAAACTTTCATATTTTTATCAAGATTTTGCAAAGCAAATAATTGATGATGTCCATCTAGAATGTGATGATCAGATGATACTATGAAAGGTTTAACTGATGCAAGAGAATCAGAAAACTCATCATATTTCAACTTAACTTTGTCCAAGTTTATTTCATTTTGAGTGGGCTTGAGTTTTGATACTTCTATTTTCTTCTCAACAACTCTTATTTTTTCCCCTCTTAAAAAATCCACAAAGTTTTTTATGTACTGTCGTCTTATTTGTGGCATATCTCTTCTAGGTATTCCAAGAGAATTTTTAGGTCTGCTTATTTGCTCTTCTAGTTGCTCTACTATGCGAAGTCCAGCTTTAACTTTACTGAAAATTTCTTTAGCATATTTGTCCGATATATTAGACATTAAACCAGATTTAAATGAATCAAAATCATTTTGGTGTGCATAGCCTCTCATTTTACTTGCGCTCATTCCTGCAATATCATCTGAGTCTGGATCTCTATCTCCAGCACTTATTACATCAAATGAGTTCAAATTAATAGACTTTTTCTCGTCTGGATGTGCAATATAGGGGGTTATAGCAGATTTGAAAGAGTTTACCCTGTCTTGTCCAACTACCATTATTACGTCTGTATATCCCAATTCTACAAGATAATTAATTGCACTAAATGGACTAACAATTTCGGGATCTGCAATTATAGAGTCTTTTGTTCTAGGAAAAGCTAAACGAATATACTTTGCTTTATCTTTTAGAGACAAAGGATTTTTTTGAGCATCTTGAGTCTTTGAAACAAATATAAAATGGTCGCCTTTAACTTTTTTTGCAACTTGAATTATCTTGTTTATTAACTTTTCATGCCCAACAGTTGGAGGATTCATTCTTCCGAATGTAAATACTGCAACTTTCTTTTTTAGTATTTCGTTTAACTTTTTCATAGCTATACTTTACTTTGAATATGCAACTTTTACTGCCAAAATAGAACCACCACCCTCTATGGTTTGAGATGGATCTTTTTCAACTAGTAATATCTCTCCAGCACCAATAGTAAATGTAGCATATACTGTTGCTCCAGTTTTAATTGTGACAAGAGTTGCTGAGCCTGTGTTATTTAATCTAACAATACTTGCTAAGCCAACATCAGTTGCACTTGTTAAATTTGTTTCTTGGGCTATAGGCTTTATGTTCATTTTGTATTCCTAAGTTTTATGTTATTCTTCTTTTAATAAATCGGTTACTGATTTTTCACTCCAAAATTTACAAGACCAATAATTTGCTTTCCACTTTGGACCTGGATCCGAGCAGTTATGTCTAGCTCTATAATTAGAGCGCCTCTCGGGATCATCACGCTTAATCTCCATGTTTGGATCTCCAAATCCAAGTTTTATAACATTACCCTTGTCATTTCTAACATATACTGCAAACTTTTTTGGTCCGTCTGGAGTTCTAAATGGTTTATTTAGAGTAACTTTTTTCCCTTGATATTCAGATTCTTCGTATATTTCAGTTTCTTCTTTTTTAACTTTATCCCACAAATCTTTATCTGCTGTAGAACGTGTCTTTCCGCCAGTTATGAATGAATTTACTCTAGCAAATGCCCACTGTTGAGGTGTAGTTCCAGGTCTGTGACCAGTTTTCCATGCAGCCATTCCCCTATCATAGACTTGCTTGAGTATAGAATAAGCTATTCCACTTTCATCAGATTTAGTTCTAAGACCAGCAATTTCTTCATTCAACTCTTCGCCGTAAAGCTCTTTATACTTTTTAGTATGTTTAGATTGCTTTACAACACCTTTTTCTTTCGCTTCAACGTCTTGTTTTGTAAGTTCGTATGCTTCGGGATCATCATCTCGCATATCTTTGCGCTTTTCAAATTCCGCTTTTTGCTTTTCTTCATCTTCATCAGATAAATTTGCGGCATATTTTTTTGATAATCCACTACTTGAATCTTTGGGAGTCTTCTTGTATGCTCCAGTCTTTGTTCTATACTCATCAGATTCTTTTAAAAGTTTACTAGCAATACTAGATAAATGAGTAATGTTAGCTTTAACTATTTTTTGAAGATCATTGGTGTTTGCTTTTTTCAAAACAGTCATTACTTTGTTGTATGCTGTTGTTGACAACTTTGTAGTTTTTCCCAGATTCTTATAAGCATTTCTTAGCATATCAATATGCTTTTGGTCAAATGCGTCTGATAAAACATCATCTTCTATATCAACTTCATACTCATCTTTAATAGCATTACTTATATGCATAATGTATTTTTTTGATGATTCTCCATCTGCACTTTCAATATGCAACACTGTGTTTTCAATTTTTGTTACAACGCCAGAAATTTCACCACGTTTTGCGTGAATTCTGTCCCCAATTTCTATTGATTGTTGATAACTTTCTGATAAAATTTGTGATAGCGATTTCATTTACGTTTACCAAAATATTATTGCGATAAATTTTCTTCTAGTAGTAATCTATTTATATTAACTTCATCAAGATATATATCGGCCAAGTATCTTCCGCAGTTGTCTTCTTGATTGTCTGTCACTACTCGAATTATTTTTCCCTCTATGAGTTCAATTAGCCTATTGGTATTATGCTCTGAATTGAAAGCTGTTATCTCAGATGAACTTATTCCCTGAAGTTTAAGTTTTACGATATGCTGAATACTAAACCCCATATCTATTGCCACATAAATCGTATCACTATCAATTACTTCATACACTCTAGCAACATATTCAAACATATTATCCCCAGTTTTTAGGAGCTGTAAAATTAGCTCTACTAAACTCAAGTCTATCAACTAATTTAACAGCCTTTCCTAAATGGTCTACTGCTACAAATCCTTCTGGAGATGTTGCTTTAAATCCATCTGGAGTATCAATAAAAGAACCAATTTTGCTTGCGCTATTCATCTTCTTAATAAACTTATTTTTAACATCAGAGATCAAAGCGGCAATATAGAATATATCAAGTAGTGTTTTGTTGTTTCTCTTTAGAAAGTCTATTATACTTTCTAGTTGTGCTTTTTTGTTATCCTTTCCTTTATCAGTTTTTAACTTTTCGATGTCAGAATTGAATCTGTCTGTTATAAAAGTTAAAAGACCAGATGCATATTTTTTGCTAGAAGATATTGCAACACCTTCTCTTATTTTAGAATTTATGTATATTCTAATCAATGGCAATATTTTGCTGTCGGACAGAATTGAATTTAATGCGGCAATATCAATGTTTTTAACCAAAGATTCAATTTCAGATATTTGAGATGTGATACTTTGAGTTTCAGATTTTGTTAGAGTTGATGTTCCAGATTCATCTTTATAATCAGCATCAGTTATCCATGCGTTTGTCGTGTTTTTCAGTGAGCTAATGTTTGCGCCAAAATTTGCTTTAAGATCTGATATTTTGTTTCCTGTGTATGTTGTGTGAAAAACTATTCCGATTTTAGAAGATAATATTTTTGTTGCAAGCTCTGATGATTTTGGAACAACATATCGTATAGTGTTTGGTCTAAAAGATACATATTCAGTTCCATCTATCGTGACTAGTTCCAAGTCAGAATTTGTGAAAAGCATATCGCCTTGAAGAATTCCCCTTATTCCAACTTTTGATAAATTATCTAAAGCAAATTTTAGCTTACTTGCCAATTCTGGAGAATCTGAATAGTTTCGTTTTATGTCTTGGTGTGTATAATTTATCTTAGG